GTTCAGCCAGGCATCCCGCTCGGCCCGCGCCAGCCTGAACACGTGGGCCAGCGCCTTGGCGCGATCGACCAGTTCTCCCTTGAGACGGGCCAGGCGCACCTTGGCGGTCTGGGCCTTGAGCACCTCGTTGGCGGTGCGCGCCTGTAGCAGCGTCGTTCCGCCCGCGGGCAATGCCGCATCGCCCGTGGCCTCCCTCACCGTATTGACCGCTGCGACCGGCACCGCCCGCTGAGCCGGGGCCTTGCGTTGCTGCGACGTATCGGTGTTGACCGCCCACTGGGTGTCGGCCTTTTTCGGATCGAGGGTGCCGTCCGGCTCGGGTGTGATGCGCCCGGACTTGATCGCCTTGCGCACCGCCGCATCCGACACCCCGCGATGGCGACCATAGGCCCGGATAGAAATCCCCATAACCCTATCTCATTGTTTCTAATTGAATATTTATCTGGAAAACAAACAGAAATGAGTTGATAAGCGTGCCGAAGGAAGCGTTGATGTCACCGCGATCCAGCACAAACGGAGACACGCAGATGAACGCAAATACCCTCGACACGCTCGGCACCAAACTGGCGAATGCGACATTAACCACCTTTGTACGCATCTATCCGGAATGCCGTAATACCAGCGATGAACGGCTGGAGGCCGCCTGCGCAGCCATGCGGGCCAACTTTCGCGAGGTCATCGACCGATTACTCGCCGACACCAAAAATGCACCCCATCTTGCAGGGATGGCCTTTACAACCGCCACACTGACGCTGGCACAAGCAGGAGTCCGGGTACTTCAGGCGCAGGAGGAGAACGGCCATGAGTGAGCAGACCACCCTGAGCGACGCCTTCAACGACCGCAAAACCCGGATCGACGCCATGCTGGCCCGGCTTCAGGCCCTCAGCGACGCCCATTTCGGCACGACGCCCGACGAGGCGGACTGGGCGGATGTCGGCACCCTCGGCCACATCGCCGAACAACTCAGAGAAATCATCGCGTTCGCCTTTGGCGAAGACGAATACGCCGAATGAGATCCCACAGGAGAACTCGATCTATGAAACTGACAACCACTCAGAAAAACATCCTTCACGCCGCCGCTGAACGACCCAGCGGTGATATCGAGCCCTTGCCGGCCAACGTGAATGCCGGCATCCGCCAGCGGGTCATCGATGGGCTGCTCAAACGCGGATTGGTCGAATTCAAAGGCGGTATCCACCGCATCAGCACCGCCGGCTTGGATGCCATCGACAAACCGCCCAAGGTCGACAAGCCAGCCACCAGGACCGGCACCAAGCAAGCGCGGATGATCGAACTCATGCGCCGACCCCAGGGGGCCAGCATCGACGAAATCGTCGCGGAAACCGGCTGGCTGCCCCACACGGTGCGCGGCACCATGACCAACGCGCTCAAAAAGCGGTTGGGACTCACCCTGACCTCCGAGAAGACGGAAGGCGAACCGCGGCGCTATCGGATCGTCTGACCCTCACACTTCCTCAGGCTCGAGCGTCTTGTCGGACGCTTGAGTTTCCTGTGCTTCCGTATTCAGCCTCCCGGCGGCAGTGACCTCGAAGGTTTCACCCGATGCCTCCAGCACCGCCTCGGCACCGGTGTACTCCTGCCAGCGCCGGACGATCACGTCGGTATACTTGGGATCGAGTTCGAGCAGACGCGCCTGACGTCCGCTCTTCTCGCAGGCAATCAATGTACTGCCCGATCCACCGAAGGGATCCAGAATGATGTCCCGGCTCTTGCTGGAATTGCGCACCGCCCGTTCGACCAGCTCCACCGGTTTCATGGTGGGATGCAGGTCGTTCTTTGCCGGTTTGTTGAAGAACCAGACATCCCCCTGGTCGCGGGCGCCGCACCAGAAGTGGTCCGCACCCTCACGCCAGCCGTAGAGGATGGGCTCGTACTGGCGCTGATAATCTGAGCGTCCCAGGGTGAAGGTGTTTTTGGCCCAGATGATGAAGGTGGACCATTTGCCACCGGCATCACGAAAGGCCTGCTGCAGCGTATCCAACTCGCTGGACGACATGGCGATGTAGCAAGCACCCTTGGTCACTTCCAGCAGGTTGGCCAGTGCTTTTTGTAAAAAGCCATAGAAACCTTCGCCAAGATTGTCGTTCAGGATGCGCCGATCCTTGCCGCGTAGCTTGTCCTTGGCCGAGTTGCCGTAGTCCACATTGTAGGGGGGATCGGTGAAGACCATGTCGGCCAGCTGGCCGTCCATCAGCCTCGCCATATCGTCCGCGTTGGTGGCGTCGCCGCAGAGCAGACGGTGTCCACCCAGGATCCAGAGGTCGCCGGAGCAGCTCACCGCCTGAGCCTCTACTTCAGGAACAGTATCGTCCTTGGTCAGACCCGATTCCGGTTCGGATTCCAGCAACGCGTCGAGTTCCTCATCGCTAAACCCGATGAGATTGAGATCGAAATCGAGCTCCTGGAGCTCGGACAATTCCAACTGAAGCAGTTCCTCGTTCCACCCCGCCTTCTCGGCGATCCTGTTGTCGGCGATGACCAACGCCCGGCGCTGCGCTTCGGTCAGATGACCAAGTACGATCACCGGCACCTTCTCGAATCCCAGCTGTTGCGCGGCCAGCAACCGCCCATGACCGGCGATGATGACGTTGTCGTCGCCCACCAAGATGGGATTGACGAAACCGAACTCTACGATCGATCCGGCGATCTGCGACACCTGCCCCTTGTCATGGGTACGCGCGTTGCGCGCATAGGGGATCAGGCGCTGGAGCGGCCACTGCTCCACCGATTCGATCGTGGTCGATTGCATTCGATAACCTTGGGGTGAAAGTGCGAACCGCGAACCTGCGAACCCGGTTTTCTCGGGCAACGCTAGCGAAATGCCGCGCCTGCTCCCCCCGCATGGCTTTTTGCCCGGGAAGGACCCGTGGCCGCCCGGATCGGGGGAGGCTGGAAATGACAAGGGCCGTGGATCTGTTCCACGGCCCCCGCAGGCTTCTCTCGCGAGGATAGGGCAATCCTACCGCAAAACCGGCAAAAGTGTTGCAGTCGGGAAGAGTGTCGATTTACGCAAGAATACGCTGTGATTCGTTTGGGTTCGCGACAACCCGCGATCTCACGAAATTCCCTTTTTCTTGCTCGTGAAGAATGCCGCATTCAACCGCATCGCTACGGTCATCAACGCCCGTTGCCAACGCCGCCAGGCCGTCGTCCGGTCGCAGCCAAACCGCCGGCAGATATCCCGCCAGCGATATCCCTCCGCCCGCATCCAGACCAGGTGGCGGTCCTCCTCGGCGAGCCACGGCGCCCAGCCCATGGTCTCCTCCATGCGGTCGATGGCGGCCGGGTCCGGCGGCATGCGGTGGATCACATCGTCTGCGGAGAGGGTCTCCCAGGGCTGACGCAAAAGGGTCGGCCAGGTGTTGAAGTAACCCTGCACCCGCACCGGCGGCAGACGATGGGCGGTCAGGGCGGCCTCGTGGAAACGTTCGGCCACCTGCTCGGGAGTCCACTCAGCCATGGCGCACCTCCCGGTGGTCGCTTCCGCCATCCCTGGCTCCCGCGACACTTGAGCGTCCTGCCCGGCGACCGTAAAGCCGCTCGCCGATACGTTTCACCAACTCCCGCTCGGCCCAGTCGAGCCGTTCATCCTCAGGCGAGATAACCAGGATGCCCTCCTCCCGCCAGCCTTCTCGCTTGATGATCTCGGGATCTGTTCGCTTGGGCTGCAGTCGGCCAAGGGGACAGCGATAGTGGGGATTGGGTGCACTCATACCGCACCTCCCAGCCGCGTATCGATGACCCAGTGCAGCAGCGCCAGGGCATCGGCCTCGTTGTCATCGGCGGGATGATGGCCCCGTTGGCGCACCGCCTGGATGACCTGCGCCTTGCCCGCGTTGCCCTTGCCGGTGACATGACGCTTGATGGTGCCCACCGGCACACCCTCGTAGGCGATGTCGTGCTGCTCGCACCAGGCCGAGAGATGGGCCAGGAAGCCACCGTAGGCGTGGGCGGCATCGACACCCAGGTGGCGCCGGACCTCCTCGAAGTAGATGGCGTCGATCCGGGTCACCGTGGCCAGCATCCGATCGAGCCAGTGCTTGAACCTCAGGAAGCGCATGCCACCACCCTGGTAGCGGTCGTTTCGGAACTCCGCCGTGCCGCTGGTGATGAGTGCGTCGGGTGAGCGCAGCGCCCAGCCGGTCTTGGTGCCGAGGTCGAGGGTCAGGAGGGTCGGGTTATCCATGGCGCTTTCTCCTGGCGTAATACGGGTTGTGCTTGCCTGAAACAGGTTTGCCCGCCTTGTGGTGGCTCGGACAACGGCGAG